AAAGATAAAGACAAAAAAAGCTACTGTTACTATTGCTACTGTAAAGCCATCCACAAGGACTACAAAAAGTACACAATCTACCACTACCATAAGGACTTATACTGTTAAGAGTGGGGATTGCCTCTGGAAAATTGCTAAGCAGTATTATGGTAATGGGGCGGAGTACACAAAGATCTATAATGCAAACACAGATAAGATTAAAAATCCTAATCTGATATATGTAGGGCAGGTATTAACCATCCCTTAAAAGGAGGTGTAAGAGTGATTGTAGTGCATAAAGAGCAGGATATTACAGAGTATGTATCCTCTATGAGCTGGGGCGGATCAAGATCAGAGGTTGCTAGAAAATTAGAGCTTAAGATTGTAAATGCTCCGCTGGATAAAAATGTTACTCCTCTTACCATAGGGTTAGCAGATCCTATATACCTCTTTGAGGATGATGGGAAAACAGAGCTTTTTAGAGGCTTTGTTACAGAGCGTGAGGCAAGTAGTACCACAGGTACAGTAACCTATACAGCCTATGATCTCCTATTCTACACTATAAAGAGTAGTGCTACTTATAATTTCAGTAGTAAAACCGCAGAGGCTATTACTAAAATGGTGTGTGATGATATGGAGATACCAGTAGGCTCTCTAGCCAGTACAGGGCTCTCACAAAAGCTCATAGTACAGAATGTATCTATCTATGAGATCATAATGAGAGCCTATACACAGGCTTATCAACAGAATGGTGTGAGCTACAGAGTAACCGCTAAAAAGGGATACCTAAATGTTGAGGAGATGGGTAACATTGTCTGTGAGATAGAGCTTACAGAGGATAGCAATATTACCTCCTCTAATTACAAAGAGAGTATTACTAACATGGTTAATAAGGTTAGGATCTATGATGGGGAGGGAAATCCTAAAGGCGTAGTACAAAATGATGCAGATGTTAAAAAGTACGGAATTTTCCAACAATGCTATACAGAGGAGGAGGGCAAGGATGCCACCACCACAGCTAAGAGTATGTTTAACAGCGTGGAGAAAACCTTTACTCTGGAATGTGTAAACCATAATGGGGCGGTTACTGGTGCTGGTGCGGTGGTAAGAGATAGCTCCACAGGGCTTAGCGGTGTTGTATGGATTGATGCGGATACTCATACTTGGACTAACGGAGTAGCTACAATGAGCTTAACTGTTACCCTTAAGCAAATGATGGATACAAAGGAGGGCTAATGTATGGATGAAAGCAGTAGTACAATGAAAGCGGATCATAACTATGCGGAAATGCTGGAGATGATGAGATCACAGGGTAGCAAAGATAACCCTACTACAGTACAGCTAGGGGTTATGCAGAGTGCTAACAGCGTTAAGATAGATGATCTGGTACTCAATGCGGAGGATCTGTATATTGCAGATTACTTAGTAGCAGGGTACACAAGAGAGATTAAGATCCCCTATGTATCTGGAGTAACAGTAGACACTACCCAGAGTGATCCCTTTGGTACAGTAGATGCTAATGGTGCTTACCATGATCCAGATACAAGGACTACTACCCAGAGTAAGATAACCTATACCGATGGGCTTAAAAAAGGGGATATGGTAGCAGTACAGAAACTAAATGATAATAACAAGTATGTAATCTTAGCAAGGGTGGTGAGTGCGTAATGAGTTTATTTCCTTTTGCTACAGAGGAGGAGATAGCCTTAGCCACTACAGAGGTAACAGCCTCCTCCATTCGTGAGTATGAGATTGATTATACCACAGGAAAGCTCACAGGAAAGATCGTAGAGGGCGTGGATGCTATCTGTGTGTGGGCTTATTTAGCTTTAAAGGCTAAGCGGTACAGATGGGTTATATATAGCTGGTACTATGGGGAGGAATATACTAACCTCATAGGATACTCCTATAGTGAGGAATACCTTAATAGTGAGGTACATAGATATATGGAGGAGTGCTTATTTGAGAATGAGCATATTACAGCTATTGAGGAGCTGGAGGTATCGCAGATAAAAGATAAACTGTATATAAAATTTAGGCTGGTAACAGATGTAGGCAGTAAGGAGGTGGAAATGGATGTATGAGGATCAAACTTATGAAACAATCTTAGATAGGACTTTAGCAAGGATTGTTACAGATGTTGATAAGAGAGAGGGATCTGTTATTATGAACGCTGTAGCCCCTGTATCCGCAGAACACGCTAACATCTATATCCTATTGGATGGAATTATACAAAATGGCTATGCAGATACAGCTATCAGAGAGTATCTGGTGCTTAGGTGTAAAGAGCGTGGTATTATTCCTTATGATGCTACTACAGCGGTGCTAAAGGGTAAATTTAACATGGAGATACCCATAGGCTCACGCTTTAATCTGAATGAGCTTAACTATAAAGCTATTGCATTTATTGAGAGTGCAGATAGCTTTTTTTATTACCAGATGGAATGTGAAACAGAGGGTACAGAGGGTAATAAGTACTTTGGAGAGCTTAGCTCTATTGAGTACATTGATAAGGATCTGGAGGGAGAGCTGGTAGAGCTACTTATCCCAGCGGAGGATGAGGAGGATACAGAGGCTCTTAGAAAGAGATACCTTAACTCCTTTGATAGTAACCCTTTTGGCGGTAATAAGCAGGATTACATTGAGAAAACAGATGCTTTAGATGGTGTGGGCGGTACTGTGGTAGTGCCTGTGTGGAATGGTGGCGGTACTGTTAAGCTAATCATCATTGATAGCAACTACAATGTAGCCTCCTCCACGCTGGTAGCCTCTGTACAGGAGCAAATAGATCCAGAGCCACAAGGTACAGGAGTTGGAATAGCTCCTATAGGGCATATAGTAACGGTAGTAAGTGCTGTAGCTAAGAGTGTAAGGGTAAAATGCAGATTTACTTTTAATGAGGGCTACACTTGGGGCAAGGTTAAGGAAAGTGCAGAGCAAGCTATAGAGAATTATCTGTTAGAAATGCGTAAGGTTTGGGAGAATGGTAACTTAGTAGTGAGGTTATCCCAGATCGAAAACCGCTTACTTAATCTGGATGGAGTGCTGGATGTTGCTGATTGTACGATAAACGATGCTAAGAGTAATTTAACTCTGGAGCAGGATGAGCTCCCTGTGTTTGGGGGTGTAGAGAATGAGTAAAGAGGTAGATTTACTTAGTTACTGGATGCCTATACTAAGACAGCTCAAAGAGTTTAAGGAAATTGCAAAGGCGGAAACTCCAGAGCTTAAATATATTCTGGAGGCTATAGATCGTACTCTTAACAATATGTTTATCGAAACAGCGGATGAGTATGGTATTAAACGCTTAGAGGATATGATGGGGATCTATCCAGAGGAAGGAGATAGCCTAGAAACAAGGCGGTTTAGGATACAGGTTAAATGGAATGACAAAGTACCCTATACAGATAATGAGCTTTATAACAGGTTAATATCCTTATGCGGTAGTGCAGATAAATTTACCATTACAGAGCATTATACAGATTACCTTATTGAGATTGCTACTCATTTAGGAGTTGTAGGTGCTTTTGATGAGGTTGCTACTCTGTTACAGGATATGCTCCCCTGTAATATGGTACTGGATCTGAAAAATACCATTGAGGCAAATAAAACTACTCCTCTGGGGGTAGGCGTGGTAACTTGTACCGCTATGAGCTATCTGGTTACTAATGATATTAACAAGGATTATCTTGGAGATATTTCTATGTATTATGGTACTGGGGTAGCAAGTGCAGGTACTCATATTATTACAAATGATATTACCTCAAAGGTAAGTAAAGATAGTACTCTTAATGAGGCGGTTGTAATTTCTACAGCCTCTAGTAGTGAGATTACTCACGATGTAGAGATAGAGGATACTGTGGAGAGTGCCTTAAAAGAGGCGGTAGCAGTTGGCATAGCTACCACAAGGATTATCACACACGATATATCCAGTACAGCCAGTATAAGCGGTAATTCTACTGTGGCAAGCCCTGTTAATACAGCTACAGTAATTACAATAGAATAACATTTTTAAAAAAGAAAAGGAGTGATAGTAAGATGGGTGCTTTTAAGAGTGCAGTAATCACAACAAAGGGGCAAGCTCTTTTAGCTAAGGTGGTAGCAGGTACTACTAAGCTGGAATTTACCAAAATTGCAGTTAGTGAGAATACCCTTAGCGGAGATTTAGCCTCAAAGACAGGGATCGGTACTATAAAACAATCTGAAAAGGTAGCCTCTGTAGTAAAGCAGAATGGAGCTAATGTAAAAGTTAGTGCCAGCTTTTCAAATGAGAGCTTAACCGCTGGCTATTATGTTAGAAATATCGGATTGTATGCTACAGATCCTACAGAGGGAGAAATCTGTTATAGCATTTCCGTAGCGGATGAAAGTAGTGCTACAGCGGATTGGATGCCTCCTTTTAATGGTATCGGTGTAAGTAGCCTTATGGTGGATCTTGTAACAGCGGTATCAAACGCCTCCAGCGTAAATGTAACTGTAGATCCTACAGCAAGTGCTACAGTAGCCCAGATCGTAAACTTACAGGATCAGATTGACGATGTAAGAACTTTTGTAGGCTATGAGGAGGATGATGTGTATGGAGTTGAGGTAGATTTTTCTAACAAGAAATTTACCAGACTTGCAGGAGCAGAAAATCTTACCTCTGGGGAGGATTTTGATAAACTTAACCCTTGGGGCGGTAGAAAACGCTGTATCTTATCGGATGATGGCGTGGTGCTGGCATATAGAGGAGAAACAGGGTACACAGAGGCAGGAGCTACCACTACAGCTATTACAAAAACTGTAGATGGAGCATCTAAGGAGTATGCAAGCGGTACTAAGGTACAGGTAATGGTAGAACAGCCTGTATTTTATATCAAGGCTGTACCTGTTAAATCAAAGAACGCTACCAGCGGTAAGGGTAAGCAGTATGTAAAGGCTAGATTTTATATCAGCCCTACTCCTAAAACTGGATTTACAGCCCCTAGAGCGTTTTATGATGAGAATGGTATCTTGC